TCTTCCCAGTTCATCACAGTCTCTCTGACGGGGGAGACTGATGAACGGGGTAAGAAAAAAGCAGACTACCTCACGCATCACGAACCTGTAACCGAACAGTTATGGCAAGATCATATTGAAGGTAAAACTTTAATAGGGATCCGACCAGAAAATGGAGATGTGTTGAAGTGGTCTTGTATTGATATTGACCCTGCAAACTACAAAGCATACTCACAAAAAAAGTATGTCGATATTATAAGAGATTTTGATCTACCACTTGTCCCTGTTAAATCTAAATCGGGTGGATTACATTTATTTATTTTTTTCTCAGATTGGGCAGATAAAATTGAAATTAAAAAGAAGTTAGAAGAAATTAACAAAGAATACTTTTTATCTAAAGAAGTATTTCCATTAAACAAAGCAGTAGGTATGCCTTACCATAAAGCAGATGCTGCAATTGAATATGCATTTGATGATAACAATACACCTTTAATGTTAGGTGGTTTTATAGAGTTAGCAAAAAAGAAAACAATTGATCCAAAAGAATTTTTAAAATCTAAAGTTACTGAATATAATGCTGAAACTGATTGGAGAGAATATCCTCCATGTGTTCAAAAAGTAATACAAGAAGGTTGGACAGGTGAAAGAAATAATATGTTATTTAACATTTGTGTAACTGAAATGAAAAAAGCAGAAGGCAGTCTAAGTGTAAAACAATTAAAAGATATTGCTTGGGAAAGACAAAAATCTATTTATGCAAACCATCCTAAAGGTCCTTTAAAAAGATCTGAAAGTGATATGGTTGCACAATCCGTACACACAAAAGGTTATGAATATTTCTGTCCACCTAAACATGGTTTTGTTGCATCGATTTGTGATAAAGAAACTTGTAAGTTAAGAAAGTTAGGTATTGGTGTCCAGGCTCCCGATATTAAAAATGAATTTACAAATATTATTTACACTCAAGATACAAAAGGAATTATTTGGGAATGTGATTTTAGAGGTGCTCATATAGCATTTAGACCAGAAGATTTTAAAGATCAAAAATCTTGGAGAACTTGTTTAGCTAAGCATAGAATATTTTGGCTTACTTTACCAAGACCTAAAAAGGGGCCAGATCCATTTGAATTATTAATGAAGTATATTGTTGAGACTGCAACAGAGAATACACAATTAAAATATGAAGATACATTAGAGGAAGAACAGTATCAAACATTAAAAGATTTCTTTGAATCTACTATTGAACAAGATGACTTTGATAAACTTAAAGATGGTTACACAGTATTAGATAGTAAAACAAATATGATTTACTTTAAACGATCTACATTAGATCGATATTTAAAGCGTTCATCACACAAAGCTTTCTCATCTGTAGCAGAAGCTTTACGATTATTAAGATGTGATAAACATGATTACCACGAAGGTGAAAAGAATGTTTGGTATGTAGCTATGCCAGAGTTTGTAAGTCACCAAGCAATTAAGCAAACAACCAATACATCAAAAGTAGTGAGTGAAATGGATGACGAATACCATACAAAATTCAGAACTCCAAAAGCATAAGAGTCTTTATAACAAGACTATAAAAATATTTGGTCCTCCAGGTACAGGTAAGACTTGGACACTTATTGAAAAGGTTGTTAAAAAATATATTCGAAAAGGTGTAGATCCAGAAAAGATTGCATTTATATCTTTTACAAATAAAGCAGTGAACACAGCAGTCAAAAGAGCTCTTGAAGCTTTTCCTCATATCAGTGATAAACAGTTTAGTCGTTTCAGAACTTTGCATTCGTATTGCAGAAGATATTTTGAAGAAGAAATATTTGATACTAAACATTGTATGATTGATTACGCATTACAGAATAAATTTGTAAAAAGATCTGACTCAAGATTATCTGAAGATAATTTTACATATAAAGATTGGTCGTTAGGAATTTACGACAAAGCACGAAACATGATGCTCGACCCAACACTAGTTTATAAACAAGAGAGTCATAGATTAGATTCATTAGATGTATTTTTAAGAAAGATTGATACATACGAACACTATAAAAAATCTGGAGGTGAAGTTTCATTTATAGATTTTACCGATATGATTGAAAAAGCAATTGATACCGTAGAGTTTCCAGAACTAGAAGTATTAATATTAGATGAAGCTCAAGATTTTACTCCATTACAATGGTCTGTTATTTATAAAATGGTAGATAATGTTAAAAGAGTTTACTTAGCAGGAGATGATGATCAGGCAATTTATCAATGGAATGGTGCTGATTCAAAATATTTTACTCATTATTTTCCAGGTCGTAAAGTTGTATTAAAGAAAACAAGACGATACGGTAAAGCAATACATGATTTTACACAAATCATGCGTCAAGGAATATTAGATAGTATCGATAAAATGTTTAATCCTGCAGATAAAAAAAGTGCAGTTAAAAGATATTTAAATTTTAAAGAGATCCCATTTAATTTAGAAGGCACTTGGTTTTTACTAGGTCGGGTCCACAGAACTGTAAATGAATTAAAACTATTGGCTAAAGATGCAGGTATTTATTTCTCAGATAACGAAGGCAATAAATCATTTGACACTAAACAATGGCAAGCGATCAAGTCCTGGACAGCTATTAGTAATGGTAAAAAAATTAATAAAAAAGATGCTGAGGTTATGTTTAGGTTTATTCGAGAACTTAAAGATTCTGATTTTAGGACACCTAAATTTTGGAAAGGTGTACCTGATTATCAAGAATATAACTTTAATGATTTAAGGGAATGGTGTGGACTCGATATGGCTGACGAGATGCAGCATAAACAATGGTGGTGGATATTAAAAAGAAACTTTGCACCACGACAAGTTATTTATTTTTTAAGATTACTAAAACGCTATGGAACTAAAGCATTAGACGAAGCACCAAGGGTCATTATCGATACGATTCATTCTGTTAAAGGAGACGAAGCAAATCATGTGGTGCTTTATTCAAAAGCAAATTGGCCATCTAGTTTTAGACATAAAAACAAACAAGAAAAATCTAACGAAAAGAAGGTTTGGTACACAGGTGGAACACGTGCAAAAGATACTTTACATGTGCTTTCAACTGATTATAAGTATCATTACCCTATTGGTGAAGATTATTTAAAATATACGAGAGGAAAAAATGACTAATAAAAAAATGTTTGAAGAAGCATTTCCACAAGAAAAGCAGATAGGTGGAAATCATTATAAAGAGTTTACTATCCAACCCTATGAATTTATATCAAAAAATAATTTATCATTTTTTCAAGGCAATGTTGTGAAATATGTTTGTAGGTATTTAAATAAAAATGGAATTGAAGATTTAGAAAAGATAAAACATTATTGTGATTTAGAAATTAAAAAAATCAAAGACATGAAAAAGAAATGATTGGAGATAGAAATCTGGGAGATAACTGGCATCTAAAATTTAGAAAAATTATACAAAAACTAAAAGAAAAAAATGAAAAACTTTATAGACAAAACCAAATAATGAAACGAAGATTAACTAAATATGAAGGCAATACAGGTATGGTTCATTATTATAATAGAAAAGAATCAGCATGACAGGATTACAATTTACATTTAATTTTAAAAAACATATTTGGGCGTGTCCATCAGAATACAAAGACTTGTCTGGTTATAAAGAAATAGCCATCGATTTAGAAACACGTGATGAAGGAATTAATGAAAAACTTGGTGCAGGTTGGGCAACAGGTAATGGATATGTCATTGGATTTGCTGTAGCGGTAGAAGGTTGGCAAGGTTACTTCCCTTTTAAACATTTTGGTGGGGGTAATATGATTGAGAAACAAGTAATTAAATATATGAGAGATGTATGTGCATTACCTGCAACTAAAATATTTCACAATGCTCAATATGATGTAGGTTGGTTAAGAAGAATGGGAATAAAAATTAATGGTCCAATTGTTGATACGATGATTGCTGCGGGTATTATAGATGAAAACAGGTGGTCATATAGTTTAAATAACCTATCAAAAGATTACCTAGGGGAGTTGAAAAGTGAACAAGATTTAAATGAAGCAGCTAAAGATCATGGTATCGATCCTAAAGCTGAAATGTGGAAGTTACCTGCTGAGCATGTTGGTTTTTACGCGGAACAAGATGCACGACTCACGTACCTATTATGGCAGAGATTTAAGGTCGAAATACAACAACAAAGCTTAGAAACTGTTTGGGATATGGAATCCCGATTATTGCCTGTTTTAATCGAAATGAGAGAAAAAGGTATACGAGTGGACGTAGAGAAGGCGAACACCCTTAAAAAGACGTTTATGGCCGAGGAAAAGGGTATTTTAAAGGACATTAAGGATATTGCAGGGGAAGATGTGGACGTATGGAAAGCTAGGGGAATAGGCCATATATTTGAGCGATTAAAGATAGATTTTCCAAGAACGGAGACTGGCGAACCAAGCTTCACGGCTAACTGGTTGTCAAACTCAAAACACAAGATCTGTAAATTAATTGTTCAAGCTAGAGAAGTTAATAAATTTCACAATACCTTCTTGCATGGGATACTCAAATATGAGTATAAGGGACGTATTCATGCAGAAATTAATCAATTACGTAGCGATAGTGGTGGGACCGTCTCTGGCCGTTTGTCTATGGCTAATCCTAATCTTCAACAGTTACCCGCACGTAATAAAGATTATGCAAAACGAATCAGAGGGTTATTCTTACCCGAAGAAGGTTGCAGATGGGGTTCATTCGACTATTCACAACAAGAACCAAGAATGGTCGTTCATTACGCAGCAAGTATCGGTGAAGGATATGAAGGGTCTACCGAACTAGTTGAAGCTTATTCTAATTCAGAAACAGATTTCCACCAAACAGTAGCAGATCTAGCAGGAATAGAACGATCACAAGCAAAAACAATTGGACTTGGGTTGATGTATGGTATGGGAAAAAACAAATTAGCAATAAGTTTGGGATTATCAAAAGAAGAGGCAGAAACATTAATAGCAAAGTATAATCGTAAGGTTCCATTTGTAAAACTGTTATCCGATAGATGTATGAAAAAAGCAAGTGACGAAGGTGTCATTCGAACTAAAAAAGGTAGAAAATGTAGATTTAATATGTGGGAAACTAAAGATTTTGGTATCCATCAAGCTGAATCTTTTGAAAATGCAGTATCTAAATACGGTAGAGACAACATTAAAAGAGCCTTTACTTATAAAGCACTTAATAGATTAATTCAAGGATCCGCTGCTGACCAAACTAAACAAGCTATTATTAGTTGTTATGAAGCAGGGTATATGCCTAAATTACAAATTCATGATGAATTATGTTTTGATATTAATTCAGAAGATGATATAAATAAAATCAAAGAGACGATGGAAACTTGTATGGAGTTTAAAGTCCCTAGCAAAGTTGACATTGCATTAGGAGATGACTTTGGACAAGCTACATAAAAACGAAGTTGCAGGAATTGGCACAGTTATTTGGCCTTGGTATCGTATTTTTAAAGAAAGATTAGAACTTGTAAAATTTAAAGATGTAAAAATTGTTCATGGTACTCATGTTGAATTTAAACAAACAGTTAGAGCTGACATTGAAAAAAATGGTTTGTTATGTCCTATGGTATTAGACCAAAAGATGCAGTTACGAAATGGAAATCATAGATTTAAAATTTTAAAAAAATTAGGTGATGCTAGTTTTTTCTATAAAGCTAATTCAGATGCAGAAGTTAATTTCTTTTCAAGGTTAAATGTAAAACTTTGGGGAATGCATCCAAACGTAGACAATATCATGGAGGAACTATGGAAAGGGAAGATGTTAAAGTACACCGA